ATGGCGACGATTAATGCGGTGATTCTAAAACACCAGATGAAAAGGGATGGCACTTGGAATGTGAAAGTTTGTGTCAACCATCGATCAACCCCTCGATATATAGAAACCAACAACTTCGTGTCTAAAGAGATGTTGGATAGTAAAGGTAAGCTGAAGAAAGCATATATTGATAAATTCCTCGCAAAACAACTAACCGAATATCGTGACAGGATTTCGCTTCTGGGGAAGAAAGTCGACTTTATGACATCTTCGGATCTAAGAACCTACTTGCTGTCTTCTGATAATTCTAATAAGCAAATTGACGTATTAGAGAATTTTAACGCTCGCGTTGAATCACTTCATGTTGCAGGTAGATATTCTAGTGCAAAATGTGTCGAAGTCGTATGTGGTCATCTTAAGAACTTTTCAAAGATGGAAAAGATCAGTGCGATTTTAGTAAATTCTAGTTTCCTTATGGGATTCGAAAGTTATCTATTAAACAATATCAAATTGTCTCCAGGGAGTGTAAGGACCTATATGGCCGTTTTTTCAAAAGAGTTCAACTTGCTGCGTAAAAACTACAACAATCCAGCTATAGAGAGTTTCCCAATTCCGTTTAATCCGTTCGACTACTATACGCCAATCAAAAAGAGTGTGCCAAAGCGGAGAAACTTGGACCTACAAAGAATAATATCTATAAGTCGATTTAAAAGCGAATCGTATCCCGAACAATTAACCGTAGATATTTTTATGCTTTCATTTTTTCTCTGCGGGATGAACCCTAAAGATATATACGTTTATCTAACGGATCCCCAAAAGATCGGATTCCTGCAATACTCAAGGAGTAAGATAAAAGCAAGGCGAAAAGATGGGGGAGTGACAAATGTAAAGATACCTGAGGAAGCTCAAGTTTTGATTGAAAAGTATGCCGGAGTCATTCAAAAGCGCTATTCTAGTTTAGTCATTTTTCACAAAACCTTCTACCGGTCCTGGAAGAAAATTAACGAAGCGCTCGGGTTTAAATGTACGATGTACTATGCGCGCCATAGTTTTGCAAACATTGCTAGAGCTGTATGTAAGTTTAGCAAGGACGATGTCTCTTTTGCATTAAATCATAAATATGGTAGTGATATAACAGATGTATATATAGAACCGGATTGGTCTGTCGTACACAAAGTGCAGATGGGTGTGATAGAAGAATTTAGAAAAGGAGTGATAGAGTGATTATCACTCCTTTTCTTTTACTAAAGATATTAACTGACGTATTGTATCTTCCATTTTAGCAAGGCGATTTTCAACCTCAGCTAAACGATAAGATAATGTCTGTTCGACCGAATGAGGGCGCGATGCGAAAGATAAATCAGTAACATCCATGCCCATTGCTGCGAGTTTTTGGATAACGGCCGCGCTCGGGCCATGATGTCCGTTTTCGATCCTTGAGAGTGTAGGGTAAGAAACGCCGAGACCTTTTCTGAATTCGTCATTTGTCATGCCTTGGCGTAGACGGAAGTCTTTGATCAATTTTCCGACTTCTTTGAAGTCAGGAGCTGTTTTGTCGTTTTTGCTCATTATTCTATGTGTTCGTATTTTATTCGAATATGACCGGGCGGTTCGCTCCGATTACGTTCGATCGTTATTTTTATTTTTTCTATAATTGCGTCCTCTAAAATGGCGGCTACACGACTCTGTATCTCCCAATCAGATGGATAAATCAATATGTTCAAGATTCCGCCATCGACATCACTCTGCAAAGAGTTGACCTCAATTCTATGTCCTGCACGATTAATTGGCCGAGTTCTAACGTACACTCCATTGATCATCGGCGGATTTAAATGTGCCCGAATGTGTTCTACGATACTCCAAAGTGCCGGTGTATTGTTTTTTACTTCAATTAGAAGGCCTTGTTCGTCTTTGATATACTCTACACCGGTACGTGGATCCCTGTACATTATTCGATAATTCTTTTGACTACATTGTATATCTCAAGCATGTCATCGAGGTTCACCTCAAAGTCGGGGTATTTCTCTTTATTCTCGTTCAGAGAGCGAAGCACTAAAATACCGTTTTTAACATCTTGGTGAGCAATTTGCTTTACTACAATACCCTCTGTTCTGTGTACAAAAACATAATTCGGCCACCGGTGAGTATGAAGTTTACTATTCCAATGTTCTCTCTTGATTTCTCTACACATTAATATAGCGCCATCGGGAATTGCTTCTCGGATGTTTCCATTATCCATGCTATCACCGCTGGCTTCGAAATGCCGATATTTCCCCTTGGCAAAACGATCTACTGTTGTTCTAAATTTAGGCAATGTTTCTATGAATTCTTGGTCTTGGTACCCCGCTAAATACCCGGCTTGCGCGTGAACTGGCACCAATTCCGTGGTTAGTAAATAATATCCGGGACTAATTTCGAAAATATCAGAATCCCCATCGGAGTCTAACGTAGTACCGATGTCCTTTGCGTTTGATCTAGTTTCCGACGGAAATACAAATTGATAGTCTTCCTCTTTTCCTCCAATAGTGTCTAAAATAGCCTTAGCCTTCGCTTTATCGGACTCTTTCTCAAATTCCTCAAGCTTAAGTAAATTCACTAATGTGTTTTTTCCGAATCCGACGTAGAGCGGATCATTCTTGTCATTGAGTCGAAACTCTTTGATGTCGAGCTGTTTGAGTAGGCGCTTAATATAAAGCCCCTTGTGTAGTAAGTTCATTCTCGTGTGTGTTCAAAAATAAGTTCAACTAAATCAACGATTTAGACGATAAAAGCAAAACATAATAAACTTTTTGTGTTAAATAGTTTTTAAAGTTTAAAAAGTTTAATACTTTTGTTTTGTCAAGTCAAACAAATATAAACAATTTAAACAACGTGTGTGCCAAAAGCTTAAACAAATGGACTTTTTAAACAAACTAAACAAAATAAATAATGATAAAGATAACAAATAAGATTCCTTCACCTTCCCGAGAAGCTTGGGATGTTATCATGTCAAAAATGGAAGTCGGAGATTCTTTTCCTGTCGATAATGGAAAAGAAAAGGCTGTTCGGCATTCTGCATGGAGATACTTCCATAGAATTGATTTAAAGACGCAAAAGCCTGTTTCAAACAAAGTGTTTACCGTAAGAAGAGATCCAACGGATTTGTTGAATTTCAGATGTTGGAGGGATGAGTAATGGATGGTTTACCACTAGATTACAGATTAGCAGCCTTACTAAAGGCGCAAGCGGAATTAGGAGGCCTAGTTGCGCTTAAAGCAGCCGGAAACATAAAACCATATCTCTCAAAATTGGAAGCCGGCAAAATATACGGGAGAACACAAGTTCAGTCGTGGCTTGATGCGCAAGTAATAACTCCGAGACAAGATGAGCCCGGTAAAAGGATGAGGCTCGATAGGGTCGAATTAGCGAGCGTCGCGGCAAGTCAAAGTTTAATACAGTACATATCGCTTAAAACATGAGACGTAAATGGTAGAATTACTAGAAAACCTACTTGCAGAGGTTCTTGATTTACAAGGACTAGTGCGAGAGATCGGTAGGGATGCAGAAAAAAAAGGCGTGATTTAGGGAAGGCAATCCCATTTCACAGAAAAGATAAAAACTCTAACAAAGAACAAATGAAAGGACGTATTTCCTCAGGGGGTGTGCAGCAAGGTAGTACATTGCCCGAAATCGGTAAAATTAAAGTAGGCATAAAAACAGACCGCGGTCTACCTACATCATTGGATTATTTCCGTGCCACTGGAGATTTTGCAAATAAGTTTCAATCACTATTCGGCGACAAACCTACTGAATTGAAAGTAGCTTTCGTATCTAATAACGTTGAAGAGGTGTGTAATGAGCAGTTCCAAGCGTGGGATAAAGGGAAGCGCTTTGGATGGGGCGACGGCGAAATCTTCACAGTATGGAACCCTGCGGGTGGTAAAGATGGTAAGGGCGGTTACGAAAGTGGGGTCGACAAAGATGACCCACGAGTAAAATCCCTCGGTAAATTGTGGGATCGTTATTTAACGATGCGATTCGTGCTTCTTGAAATGAAAGGGATTCTCGGATACTGGACTTTCCAAACAAAAGCTAAAGAAACTACCATTCCTGGAATCGTTAAATCATTTGATACAGTTCTAGAGCGCAGTGGTAGTATTATTGGCTTCCCTTTCTCCTTAATGGTTAAAAAAGTACAGTCTTATACTCCAGGAATGGCTAAAAATTATCCCATTGTACAATTAGTGCCAAATTTTACTGAGGAGACAATGGAAATGGTGCGAGGTTATGTAGAATCAGGTGCTGACTTATCTCGGCTTACAACGAACATGATCACTAGTGGCTCCCTATTGCAATTGCCGAGCGGTGGTCCAGTTGACATTGTTGAGGACGTAGAAGCGGAGGAGGTTAAATAATGGCTATAACTTTCGAACAGATACACACGGATTGGTTTCGCGAAGATGCACTTCGCTTACCATCCTACAAGGTAGGACGTGTGAATTTCGGTCAGGGGCGTGCGTACATCCGTCTTGATCAAGATGGAACTCCGGTAGAATCTCCATTGAGATTGTATACTTCGTTAACCACGGCTATCAACACATGCAGCCCTATGGAAGACGGTCTTTTGGATTGGTACATTAAACATGGGAGACAAGAGGCAGGCAGGCTTTTGGAAGTCGCGCAAAATTACGGCACTCTCCTTCACTTAGAAATTGGCAAATGGTTGATCAATGGCAGCTATGATTTTTCTGCAGTGGAGGAGGTGATAGAGAACTACCTTTCCTCCAAAAACTTCTACCAACCCGAATGCAATGGCTGGGGGGAGAAACTGCGTAGTGACATGGCGGCTTTCTGTCAATTCTTCTTTGATTACAAAGTAAAGCCTTTGGGGATTGAATTCGTGCTCTTGTCGGATCGTGGCTTTGGAACCTTAATAGATCTAGTGTGCAACATGACAATTAAAGTAGATGGTTTCGACGAAAGCGACCCGTACAAGTCAGGACCTCGCAAAGGTCAACCGCGCGAATGCAAAGTTGATAAGGTAATTCGTGCAATCATCAATTTCAAATCGGGACGTCACGGATTTTACAGAACCAACGGAATTCAGATTGAAGCGGAGCGTCAGTTATGGGAGGAAAACTTTCCAGACCTTCCGCTGGACGCAGCTTTCAATTGGTCGCCAAAAGAATGGACAGGAGATGTGCCTACGTACAACCTTAAGGATTGGACGGGCGATGTGAGTCGTGAGGAAGTGGACGCTGTCCTTACCTTAGCTGATATCCGTTATGCTAGCAAAGCAGAGCGAAAGGTTTACACCAATATCGGTGGGGTGTTATCAATTGCTGATCGTGAAACAGGAGTTTCGTCGGTAGTGCGCCGGGAAGGAATTTCCGAATTCGTTGGACGTAAGTTCGGTCATGCCGTTCCGCAGTTGGAGTTATCAGAAAGTCGCAGACCGTCGCCGGTTACACCAGTTGCAGTAAAAGAACCAGTTTCAGATCCATTACCATTTTAAAATCATGTCAACACAAGAAAACAAGGTGGGGATAATATCCCTGTCACAATCTGACCTACAAAGTGCAGGATCAGTATATACAACATCCGTTGCAATGTTGGAAAAATATCGCGTGAAGCATAGTGCGCTTTTGGAACGTGCTGCTGAATCCGGGGAAAAGCTTCCAAAGCAGCTGGATGACGAATTGATGAACTGGCAGGTTTCCGCAAAGAAAGCTGTAAAGTTTATGAATGAAACCCGTTCTGTTTACACTGAAAAAGCTCATGCCTTCATCAAGGAATTTACAGCACTTGAAAATACTTTGGGTAAAGAATTGTACGACGCTATTCAGAAGGTGCGCGACCGTTCTGCAAAGATCCATGCGCAGGAAGCGGCTGCCGCTCGTGAAAAGGAAGAAGCGGAGTTGAGAGAAAAACAGCGTAGAATTGATGCGATTGCTGAATTAGAATCACAATTACGTACGGGATACGCGAACCATCTTACTAACGTGAAGCAGACTATTCTTCAGGTTTATAGTAATACAACGCTTGCGCAGATAGAAGAAGCGGAAGCGGCTGTTCGCGGGTTCATCGGCGGTACACTTTCCGAAGAAGCATGGAATGCGATCTCCTTAGTGGGCGATGATACGCTGATTGGAGAGGTGCGAACCTCAGAGCGCTTCAATGCTTGCTCAACCCACTTCACAACTGAGGTAACCAAATACGCTGAATATATCCTTACTCTATTTCCTGCCCGCAAGGAAGAGTTGGAACGAGGAGAACAAGAAAGCGCACAAGCGGCGGAGTTGGCAAGAAAACAGGAAGAAGAAGCCGAAAATGCAAGGAAGGAAGCCGAAAGACGCGCAGCCGAACAAGCGGAAAAGGAAAAGCAACAAGCTACTGTAACCGTTATGGTATCGCAGGCAAACCGTGAAGTTGACGCTCCGCGTGCAATTGAATCATACTCAATCACTGTTGGGTCGGTAGATGGCTGGCGTGCGGTTGTGGATTACTATCTAACCAACGCTGGTGCTTCCCCGCAAGAATTGGGTAAGGTTAAACTTGATAGCATGGTAACCTTTGCAGAACGTCAAGCGAAATCAACGGGTGAGATGATCACTCACGAGGATGTGAAGTACGAACCGAAGTATAAAGCCGTGGCTCGAGCTACAAAGAAGAAAGCAGCGTAATGCACATCATGTGGAAAATTGTTGTAGTGGTGATTGCTGCCGTAATTGCCGCTACCTGGGATTATAAATATTGGAAGGAAAGAAAATGACCTCAATAAAATTCAACGCCAACATCGCTGGCAATGTAGTACCTATGCAATTCATTCCGCAGTTCAAGGCGACCATCAGTCTGCTAAACAGCGCAGAACATTTTGAGAATTCCCTGCGCGAATATGCGTCGCAGGTAAGGATGACACCGAAGCTCGTGCAGATAGCGGGATTGTCAACGCCGAAGTTCATTAATCCGGTGCAGTATATCGTCGAGAAATCGACTATCGCAATCGAGGCAATGAAAGAAGTGAATTCGATCATAAATCAAGTACACTTTAAAAAGTCAGGCAAACAGGCAATCGAGGAAATGCAATACGACATCATATCCACAGTGGATACGTTCTATTGTCTTTCTCTTACCCAACAGGCGCAGGTTGCCGAATTAATTAGTGAATTAAATAATCAAAATAAATAGACATGTCAAACAGAAATTTAAATGGGTCAATTGCCCTAACAAGACTACCACAATCCATCATCATCGAGAAGCAGGGTAAATCAGGGCTTATCCGAGGGATATTCTTGCCTATTGATGGAAATAACCTAACAGAAAAAGATGGAGCTGTTTATATGGATGTTAGGGTGACCGTCCGTGAAGAAGCGGACCAATACGGGCAGAATGGCTTCATTAGTAAAGGTATCCCTTCAGAGGTGTACAAAACATTAAAAGACACTCCAGACGCCTTGAAGGCGGCTCAACCAATTCTTGGCAATATCAAGGATTTCTCAGCTGCAGCGAACACGGTGCCAGTTGCGACAGTGAGCGACGACGACGATTTGCCGTTCTAACACCATGACAAGGCGGTGATTGCGGAAGGCAATCCCTTTCACCGCCTTTTTTTATCAACTCTAACAAAGACTAATACATGAAAACCGTTTGGATTTTTTGTACGGCATCACATATGGAGGTGTCGGCATGAAAGTTATTAATTTTAAACTACGTCCTTACCAAGAGGATTTTGTAAATAACCTTGCACGCGGACTTCGAGACCATAGACGAGTGATTGCATGTGCCGCAACGGGCAGTGGAAAGACGAAGATGTTCATCGAAGTCGCTCGACGCTCCATTGAGAATGGCCGCGCAGTTGTAATCATAAGCGAGACAACCAAGATATTCGACCAGATTATCAATGAAGCTGGTGGCATCGAAATTGCCAATGGCAAGAAGCACGTTCATATCCGTGGCGGCGAATTGTATATCGCAATGGCGCAAACCCTTACTAGGCGGCCTTTAATAATTCAACAACTTGCTGCGCTCGAATTCCCTCCGCTTATCATTGTGGACGAGGCGCATATCGGAACACCCAGTAACATCATACGTCACCTTATCTCCGCATCCAATCCATACATCCTTGGCTTTACTGCTACACCTGACGCGCGAGTGGCAAAACACCTACCGGAACTATATAACTCATGCGTGGTTTGTTGCCAGGTTGATGAATTGATTCAACAGGGATTCCTCTGTAGCTACCAACACCTCGCTAGAACTAAAGCGGATACCGATATCCTCGAAATGCGAAATGGAGAATTTACCGAAGCATCCCAACAAGCGGCATTCGGCACATCAGCAGTATACGATGGAATTCTTGACGATTTGCGTACAACTCCATTTTCCAAGTGTATGATTTTCGTTGCGTCTATTAAGCACGCAACTGAAATGAATGCGCGCTTGCGTGAGGAGGGGTTTGCGTCTGTAGAGTATCATTCACAACTTGAAAACGCATCTTACGAGCTTGCGAAATTCACCGAACTAAATCTCGCCAATATTTGTGTCAGCGTAGCGTCTCTCACAAAAGGGTTGGATCTACCGCAAGTGGATCTTGTCATATTGAACCGTGCAACAACATCCCTTCCATTGTATTTGCAAATGATAGGTCGTGGTTCGCGTCCGGTTTGGTCATCAAACGGCACCCGCGAAAAGACACATTTTAGAGTTTTGGATTATGGCGGTAATTGGGAACGTCATGGACTATACTTCGAGGACAGAGAATGGGATAAGATGTGGGAAACCACCAAGCGCGCAAAGAAGAGCGAGGGTATTGGTACGGTCTCTCTTTGTGAAAAATGCGAATCCATCATTTCAGCATCGCAAAGAATCTGCCCGTGGTGCGGACACGAGCGTCCCCTTACTGAAAAGGAATTGGAACAAGGCGAACTGATAGAGGTAACATCGCATTACACTCGATTGGTGGGACGCAGGATAAGTGAACTCACACCGGGCGAACTTGCGGTATATGCAAAGATAAAAAAGAAGCAGCCTTTTGCTGCTCGTGTCGCGCGCGCCCAAGAGCAGTTGCGCAAAGGTTTCCTCGAGGCATTTACTGCCGCAATGGGATACAGACCAGGCTGGGCCGATCACCAGCGTAAAATGATTGGAGCGTCGAGAGTAGAATTTGAAGATATAACATTAGTATAAAATGGCAATTGAGTTAGCAAGAGTATGGGCGGAAATTACGCCATTATTGAAAGATGGTATATCGTTAATCCCCGTTCGAGATAAGCCTGAAGGTGAAAAAAAGGAGAAGACTCCATATGGGGCTTCGTGGAAGCAGTTTCAATCGCGTGTGGCTACAGAAGGGGAACTGTATAGCTCAATGGAGTATTACGATACAACAGGTGTGGCAATTGTTGCGGGCGCAGTGTCAGGTAATTTGGAGTGTATTGACATTGATACCAAGTATTTTCCCGGGTTCGATGCAATACTGTTTTCTGATCTTGCTAAATTTTACCCTCAGCTTTACGCACGCCTTAGAATTCATAAGACGCCAAGCGGTGGATACCACATCTTATACCGGATTGTTGGAGGAGCTCCCGACGGGAACAAACATCTAGCAAAACGGTATTCTACTGAGCAGGAGATTCTCGAACAGCAGCAACGAGGAATAGCTAAGCCTCCAAAGACTGTTTGCTTTGTAGAAACAAGAGGAGAGGGTGGATTTTTTCTATGTCCGCCAAGTATGGGATATTCTGTTCACCAAAATATGCCTATACCTATATTGACCTGGGAAGAAAGATGTTCGCTTATCAATCTATGTAAAAGCTATGATGAGGTTGTGCGTGTGGCTCCATCTCCAAAACCGACCCAAGCACAAGAAAGTATATACACAACAAATCCGTTTGAGGACTACAACCATAAATGTGATCCTACGGAGCTCATGGAAGCGCAAGGATGGAAATTTTTTAATGAGAACAGCACCTATATTCGATATACGAGGCCAGGAAAGGATAGTGGTGTGTCAGCAACTTTCCATAGGGAAAGTCGCGTTTTCTATTTGTTTACAACATCAACCGATTTAGAGGAAAAGCGTGGTTACAATCCTGCGACATTATACGCGGAGTTTTATCACGGAGGTGATAAATCAAAAGCATTCCGGGCTTTAGTTCAGCAGGGGTATGGACAAGTTAAGAAACAATTCGAGCAATCGCATATTAAAAAGGCTGTTATTAACGGAAATGCGACCGTACCAAACAATTTCTCTGCAGAAGCAAAGCAGCAGTTTAAACAGCTCCAGGAGCAGTTCAAGCAGGCTCATCCTTATGGAACTTTCTGGATAATCGAAGATGATAAATACACTATTTCTAGAGAGGATTTTTTAACGGTTGCCCGTAACATAGGATTTCGTCACTACAATGGATCTGTGGTGCAAATAAACCAGCGCTTTATTGAGCGGGTCACCTTGATAGAATTTTTCGACACCATGAAGGCGTACATTCAAGAAGAGGAGGTCGAAACGTACACGAAAATCTGTAACGCGTTCGAAAAGTTTGTCCAAGCAAGCGGAAAGTTCATCGCGGAATCCAGATTGGATAAATTTGACGATACTGAGTGTATTACCGATAGCGCTGATGTGTGCTACAAGTTTTATAACAATACCGCCGTTCGCGTTACGGCTGATGCGATTGTCCCAGTAGCGTATGATGATATTGAAGGTTACATCTGGTCAGATAAAATGCTTTCCAGGGATTTTTTGGGTCCAGAGGTTATCGCGTCTTCTCTATATGAATCTTTTCTAAAAAATGCTACTGGCGTTGAGAATGGGAATGTGAAAGATTCTGTGAGAAATATCATTGGATATCTTACGCATGATTTTAAGTCAGAATCAGCTGGTTATGTAGTCGTGATGCAGGAGATGGTATCGGACCCAAAATTAGGCGGTGGATCTGGAAAGAATATTTTTGGTAATCTTCTCCGTAATATGACAACAGTATGTACCGTTCCCGGATCTTCGGTGCAATTCAATGAGAAGTTCCTACAAGCATGGAATTACCAACGCATATACTTTCTTGCAGATATCCCGAAGAGGATCGACTGGATGTTCCTTAAAGAACAGGCTACAGGTTTTGGGCTTTTAAAAAAGTTGTACAGGAATGAGGAGGAAATTGCACCTGAGCTTATGCCTAAGATCCTAATCAATACAAACTACAGTTTCGAGGATTCCGACGGTGGTCTTAAGCGCAGAATTAGAGTTGTTGAGTTCACAGATTATTATACAAAACATGGTGGGGTCGATGGGGTTCACGGAAAATTATTTCCTACAGGAAGCACCAAAGGAGATTGGACAGATCAGGACTGGAAGGGTTTTGATGATTTTGTTCTCAATTGTATTCAATACAATCTGGCACAAGGAGGAAAACTTCAACAGACAGACTTATCTCAGATAGGTTGGGAGAAAAAGTTTACCAATCAGTTTGGGGACAAGACACTTGAATTTCTTATGGATAATATGTCAACTTGGACGCTAGCAGACTACGTCGAAGTAAAGAATTTTCAACGTGCTTATGATGATTACGTTGCTGGTGACCTCAAAGAAAAGTATAAGCTCACGCAGCAGTCCCTGAACAAGGCGGTAAGGGAATTTTGCGAAAGGTACGGGATTAATTTTGAGCAGTCTCAAGTAAAATCTATTCCTAATCAAGGGTCAAAAAGGGTGCATATTTTCACAGGATCGTTTGAAGGCGCTGTTCGAGAGGAGGAGTTTCCATTTTAAGTAAAATTATAATGCTTATAGTCAATGCGTTGCGTGGTAAAATTCACTTTTTGTCAACAAAAGTTTAAAAAGTTTGAAAAGTTTACTATGTTTGTATTGTTGTTACTGAGGGAAGTAACAAAGGAGCGGCCCATGGGAGGCAACCCACAAGCCGCGATGTAATAAAACTCTAACAAAGAATTAATACGATGCAAATTAACAAAGAATTAATCAAAATTCCTGATGCTATCGTTAAAATGGCACATCAGGTGGATTCTAGGCTTACCTTAGAGGAAATTTCGGAAATCCATACCGAATACTTATTGGATAGTAATACGACTATCTGTCCTCATTGTGAAATGGCGTTAGTAGAAAGTGAACTTAAGTGGGCAGAAACTAGATCCGAATCGTGGGATTACCAATCGGAGGGGGAGACTGTGTGCTGCTACTGCTCTCGACCAGTATCGCCTGATGATCTAATGCGACCTGAATTTGATCACTGGCTAAAGCTTACCGCGTAGACTATGGGAATGAGGGCTTATGATAGAATTCCTCAAGGAGGATATATCAAACGATTCTACGACGCTACAAATGACGATACCGAACTCGATCGCGTAAATAGGAAATACAATGAACTCAAAGAAGCTTCACGAAAAGAATGCTATGATGTTCAGCCAGATGTATTTGTCGTCATAGGTGGCTTTTTTTTATGGCTGTCGATTATGTTAATAGTGGTAATCGGAGTTTATTTAATTCACACATATTTCCCTGGACTGTTAAAGTAGCGCTTAATGAACACACAAATATTAAATGAAAACGGACTTTGGATCGTCTCTTTAGATGCAGATGGTGAATATATTACCAACGGTCGTAAGTTCGTTAAACTTCCTAGATCACCCTGAAGGGTTGAGGACGTATGAATACTTTTATTTGTTGAATTCGCAATTCGAATAGATAAAGCTCCGTAAATCGGGGCTTTTTTGTTTGCATTACAGAAAAAATTACAACAATTACAAGTGTATTACAGAAAACGTTGTAATGTAAAAACAGGCTTCACTGTGTCGTAGATGCGTATTTTTTTATAGATTACAGAAATTACAGCTTTTTTTACTAAAACTTTTTAAAATTTATATTGTGCATATAGTACATACATTTATGCAATCGATTGCATAAAACGTAATCGTTTAATGCATATTTACCTTTTATAGAAGTTCTGAAAAATAGGGGTGTTTTCTGTAATAATTTTCAAAAACCGCTCTCACACCCACAAGAATGCCCTTTTCTTGTTGTAATTTTCTGTAATTGAAAAAACGTTTTCTGTAATAAATTACCAATTCCCCTCCTAGATTGTCATAGTAATATCATAAACTATAAATAATATGATATATCATGATATCTTTGTAAATTTATGCGTGTGTTCTTAAGCAGGGGTATGTCGAGCGCAAGTTCGTAGACCTCTGCTTTCTTTACCGACAGTTATGACAGAAATACAACTACAAGCAAAAATATTCCAAGATATGTGGAACAAATATCCTTCTACACGGAGGAAATTCTTCCATGTATCGAACGAACTTCCTACAGATGTTGATTTTGTATTGTCTCAAGTAGAAAGACACGTAGGTGCCGCAAGATGGTTCACGATACTGCGCGATAGCATCCGTAAAAGGATCCAAATGTTCTTGTCCCGTAGAAAAGCAAGCGGTGTGGTAGCAGGTATTCCCGATATGATACTTGTTCACCATGGACGTTGTTACGGATTCGAACTAAAAACTGAAACCGGGACGGTGTCACAAGCACAAAACGAAGTGCATACAATTTGGAGAGAAGATGGAACTCCGGTTTACCTGATCCGTACGGTAGAGGAATTCTTCACGATCATTGAAACAATCCTGGGTAAAGCAGAAAGGAGTGCAGCATGATCGCTTCTTCGACATTGCAGGCATATCTTGGGGAATATCACCCATCCGTTCTGGAGGATGTTTTGCAACGATTACATTCTTTCCCAGTACAGGAACAACACTTCCGCTCTTTTCTTGAAATGGCAGATGGAGAACCATGGCAACGTAAGCTTACGATAATTGCTTGCGCCTTGGTCCACTGCTCGCCTGAAACCATTTATAGCAAATGTGATGTAAGAAGGAATGCAGGAGTCACAACCACTCTTTCCCGAGTGATGGGGATTTCACAGCAAGCAATTTCTAAGAAGGTTGATCAAGCACGTCATTATTATCTAAACGTGCGTACGTTCCGCGATAACGTTGATCGAATAGTAAAGGAGGTGAGGGGGTAATGGCTAAGAAGGTTGCTATCAGTAGAGACAGGTTCGTGGAGGAATATTGTTCCAATGGTTTCAATGCTACGCAGGCTGCAATTAAAGCCGGTTATAGTAAAACTACTGCGGCATCTCAAGGTCAGAGGCTGTTGAAAAATGTTGAGATTTCCTCTCAGATCAAGGAACGATTAGACGAATTATCACTAAAAGCAGAAGAGCTAATAAAGCTTCAGACTGATATTGCTCGCGGTAACCTTGCAAATTACATGATTGTTCGGAAGATAGAGCATACTCCTACAGTTGAAAAGCATCTATCTGCAATAATCAAGGATCTGGAATACCAACTGCTCTTGAAAGAGGAATTCTGTGCAGAAAAAGGTTACACGGAAGAAGATTACGATAAGTTTCAGGAATCACTTGAGCCTATTCGTGATAAGATATTACGCTATCGTATAGAACTACGTCACAACCCGATGGCTACAAGATTTGTCCCTGGCGAAACGCAATTGGTTGATCATGTCGAAGTTGATATGGCAAAACTTATTGCGGACAAAGAGCGAGGAATAATCAAGTCCTTCAAACATGGTAAAAACGGGCTTGAAGTTGAACTGTATCCAGCTGATGCCGCCATGGATAAGTTAATGCGTGTACGGGGAATGTATAAGGATAATTTGAAACTTGAAGGCGAAATGAATCTCAATACAACTCTACATGAGAAAGTGTCTCCTGAACGAGCCAAAGAGCTACTTGAACAGTTTTCAAAAGGTAATTTCAATGAATAACAAGGTGCCGTATGACTAAAGCGCAATTACTTGCTTTGTGGTGTAAATCGTCAACAATGAACTTTACACAGTACTTCTTCCAGAAACAATACGGAAGAAGTTTTGTCGTTGGTGACCACCATACAAGAATTGCTCAGGCATTGGATGATGTATTGATGGGGCGAATAACTAGGCTTATTATTAACATAGCCCCCAGATACGGAAAAACGGAGCTAGCAGTAAAGAATTTTATTGCAGAGGGTTTGGCGATAAATCCTTCAGCAAAATTTATCCACCTTTCATATTCGGACGATCTTGCTTTGGATAATTCCGAGGCTGTAAAGGACTTGGTGACTAGTGATGCATATCAGCAATTATTCCCAGATGTTCAACTGAAAGCTAGTGCTAAAGCCAAAAACAAATGGTACACCACGGAAGGGGGCGGAGTGTATGCTCGTGCCGCCGGTGGTCAAGTAACGGGATTCGGTGCTGGTCAGGTTGATAAAACAGAAGCGGACCTCATGCAACATGACGATGAACTATCATTGGATGAAATGCTTGCCCTAGGCGGTGAAACCACTTTCGCAGGCGCACTGATCATTGACGACCCTATTAAACCGGACGACGCGGATAGTGACACGGTTCGGGAGCGAGTGAACAATCGTTTCGACTCAACCATTATCAATCGTATCAACTCACGTAATACGCCTATCATTATCATTATGCAGCGTTTGCATGAGAACGATCTATGTGGTCATGTGTTGGCTAATTATCCAGGAGAATGGACCGTACTTAGCTTGCCGTGTATTATTGTTGAAGAAGGGCAGTCTTTAGAAGAGGGGCGCGCACTTTGGGAATTCAAGCATACGTTGAATGAACTTCTTAAAATGAACGAGGTAAACCCTATCAACTTTGGTAGGCAATACATGCAAAATCCACAACCAAGAGAAGGTTTGCTTTACGGCACATTCAAAGAATATCATCAAGTTCCACCGTCAACTACTGTGAGAAGGAAAGCTTACGTAGATACTGCTGACACAGGGAAGGATTATCTATGCAGTATCACTTATATCGAAACGGAAGCTGGGATATATGTAACCGACGTTATTTACACTCAGGATCCAATGGAGATTACCGAACCTGAAACGGCGCGTCAATTAGCGCTTCAGCAGGTGGAGTATGCAAAGATCGAATCGAATAACGGCGGTCGTGGATTTGCCCGTAATGTAGAGGCTCATTTGGTAACACTGCAAGCATTCAATTGCAAAGTAGATTGGTTTCACCAATCACAAAATAAACAGGTAAGAATTTTTACAAACTCAGCAAAGGTCAATATGCTTGTGCATATGCCTGTAGGTTGGGACAAGAAATGGCCCAAGTTCCATAAACATATTACTTCCTACACAGCAAAAGGAAACAATGCTAATGATGACGCAGAAGATGCGTTGACAGGTGTTGTTGAAGGCTTCGGCGATAATATGGTTAAGAAATTGGATCAATCAGTTATTTCAAGTTTCGGATAAATGGAAAAAGAAAAAACCACCACGGCAATGATCGAGCCGAAGGTAATAGAGGAGTTGGGTAAGAGTGCTGCAGTTGCTTATGATTCTAGTGCAGAGATTGATATTACCAAGCATAAGATATATGACGAGGGGGCAAGGCCGAAGAAGAAAGTAAAGCGGGATGGACAGGAAAGGTACGTCGATCCGGCTCGACTTCCAATGGCATTGCAGGATATCATTGTCACTCGTAGGGTTGCATTCATGAACCTGGGCAAGGTTAAGTTATTTGCAGAGCCTAACGGACAGCAAGAGGAGCGCGCTTTCTCTTTGTTGCAACGCCTACGCGATAACAACAAAGTAATCTTCAAGGAAAGCGAGATTTGCGATATCCTCAATAGGGAATTGCAATGCGCTAAGTTATGGTATTCTACAGATTCGGAAGATGCAAGCCATTGGGGCGGGTTTTCAGGAGTGAAGAAGGATTTCAAGATGCAGGTATTATCACCAAGTCGGGGTGACACACTATTACCTGTGTTCGATAATACAGGAAACCTGATCTATTTCGGTAGGCAGTACAAACGAAGTAAGAGCATTGATGAAATCCTTGCGCAACCGGAAGGGGAGAAGGAGGTTGAGTGTTTTGATATTTATTCCTCGACTCAATTGGCAAAGTTTGAACGTGCGGAAAGTGACTGGTCACCAGTGGAGGTCATTCCACTTCCATACGGCAAGATACCGGTTATCTACTACTCACGGCAGAAGCCGATCTGGGCTAACGTTCAGCCGTTGATTGAAAGATTGGAAACGTTGCTTTCAAACTTTGCAGATACCAACGATTATCATGCTTCACCAACATTGGTGTTCAAGAACGTGAAGGATGCGAAGGCTCAGGAGAAAGGCGAGAACGGAAAGGCCGTGCTGATAGAGGGCGAGAACGCCAATGTGGAGTACGTTACCTGGGACCATTCGGTTGATGCAATCAAGCTGGAGATCGATACGCTGGTAAATGCGATATACTCGCTCACACAGACTCCTAATATCAGCTTTGAGGAAATGAAGTCTTTGGGCGATCTTTCGGGAGTTGCTTTCGACCGCGTATTCATTGACGCTCACCTTGCCTCACGTAGGGAAATTGAAGGCGGCTACGGCGAGCTTATCCAGCGTGGTATCAACCTTGAAATGGCACTTCTTGCGACAATGGACACAACATTGCGTGGTGCATTCTCGACTCTATCTGTAACCTTCGAAGCTCCACACTTTAAGTTGGATGATCTTGATGCGGATGTATCACTAGCGATCAAGGCGAAGGAAGCAGGATTGATCTCACGCGCTACTGCAATCGGTATGTCGGGTTTAGTGACCAACGTAGAGGACGAGGAAAAAAGGATTGATGGAGAGAAGGACAAGGGAGTAGCATAATAGAAAGGAGGTGTGGACTGACGCTCACTAGTGATCAATATCAACAAGCATTGTATATGCGAAAACGGTTTGTTGAGATAAGAAATTGAGAAGCCTGACTTACTAGCTCAATTTAACAAACAGTAAGCTACAGCGAGAGGGCAACTTTCAGGTTTTACTTTGATACTTCCCTTTGGCAAGGGATGGATAGGTTTAAAAACATAAAGCAAGGTGGCGGAATTAGAGACGCATCGGTGAGTGGGAAAACTAGCTAATATAGATTTCCATTAATGATCAGAGAGATTAGATGAATCTGTGCAGGTATCAAACCTAGCCCTTGCTTTTAAAAAATGCACATCAAAACTATTTGCTAATCAATTGCTAGGGGTTTTGATTGACAAGCACGGAAAGACGTGCAACTTGGAGAGATGGCGGAATTGGTAGACGCAGGGATAAACTTCGGCCATATGTTGTTATCGCAGACTTTTCGTGGCGGTTATATTCTAACGAATCCACTGGTGATCAATAGCAATAAAGCCCTGCTATCACAAAGACATGGCGAATAACGTTCCGAACGAAAAAACAGTTTGCAGTTGATTTATCCCATGTAAATAATAAAGCTTCTCACCTCTTTCTCTTTGTTTCTTTTACTTGGAGGAACTTGTGTTAATCGTATATAATGACTCCATCTATTTTAATAAAGAGTATTTTTCTTCGATTTTCTCCACTGTTAAACTGTTTGCCTAGTAATACCAATTCTATCACCTAATTCATCTGTGTCAAAAGAATGGGGTCAGGATTTGTGAATTTCTCAAAACTATCACGATTTCCATCGTCTACTGCTTTCTTAATCATATCCTGTAAATCGGATAATTTTATTTGTACAAATACTCCTTCTTCCATAGTTTCATTAAAAGAAAATTGTTCAATTTTGTATATAAATAATAAAACTTAAAACCAAGGAACTTACAATGCAATTTACCCACATTTATTCATTGAAATACTTAAAGCATTTCCTATCTTAGCTTTTAATCTAAAGAACTTATGAATAAACTATTATTTTCGCTTGTGCTAGCCAGCATTGCGTATATTGAACAGTTTGAAGAACCAACAACAGTATTGACTTAAAATAAAGCATAACTTAAATAAATATAAAAATGACCAAACAATTATTAATTTTATTTGTAGCATTAGCTACTTTATTCGGCTGTTCTAAAAGTAATGATCCGGAGCCTGAAAGTGTTATTAAATCAATTAGTTTTAACAGCAAAGAGATTGAGTTAATTGAGGGACAAAACGAGATTTTAGTAATAAACCACTTTCCCGAAAATTTAACATCCCCGTCCTACGAACTAACGTCCAGTGATAATAATATTGCAAAAGTAGAGGGACTTAAAGTTTTTGCGCTAAATGCTGGTACAGCAACTATTACGGCAATTTCAAAAGGCACTGCATTAAAAACGGAAATCAAAATCACTGTTCTTCCAGTTGCTGCTGAAAAATTAATAGTTAAAGCGAATAAAGAAGTTATTTTGGTTGGAGAAACTTCAACACTAACTTATACTATTGAGCCGCCAAATACAACTAATATTAACAACTTATCTGTAGAGTGGGCTAGCTCCGATGAGAATATAGCAAAAGTTAGTACAGGCGGAGTTATTTCTGGTATATCTGTTGGAGATGTTGAGATTACTGGAAAAATAAAGGGAACATCCATTATGGGTAAAATAACTATAAAAGTAAACCCAATATTGGTTGAATCGGTTTCTTTTGAACAAAAATCCATTACGCTTGAGGTTGGAGGTTCATCAATAATTAAATACAACGTTTTGCCCGCAAACGCTACTGATAAAAGTGTTAAATTAGAGTCGTTAGATGCATCAATAGCAGCAGTCTCAGACGGAGTTATAATAGCTAAGGCGGAGGGTGAAACAAAAATAAAGATAACGACTAACGAAGGTCACAAAGAAGATTTTTTAACCATAAAGGTGAATTTACCAAAGGTTGGCACAATAATATTAGACAAAAGCAACCTAAAACTAACGATTGGAGAAGCGAGTCAAATATATGCAACCGTTTCCCCTTCAAATGCAAAAGACAAAACTTTGACATGGACTTCTTCAAACCCTTCAGTTGCGACAGTTGATGAAAAAGGAGTAGTTAAGGCTATTTCAAAAGGGTTTTCTGTAATATCTGCCAAGTCAAATTCTAATCCCGAAATATCTTCTTATTGTTCCGTCCAAGTTGTAGAAGCTATAGACCTTGTTCAGTCATATATATCCGTCAAATCTATATTTAGTAACAACGGTTTTGTGACCGGAAATATTACTTCTGTTTTAGCTAACTATAGTAATAGCCCGATAAAATTCAAAAGTTATGAAGTAAAAAATATAAATAATGTAGTTGTTTCATTTAATAACGAGACACAAGACATAGCACCAGGAACGCAACTAAGTCTCACTTCAAGATTAAACTCGGTAGACACCCCTAGGATTATTTTTAAATTTGAGATAAACGGCAAAACGTACGAAAGAATTTTAACGTTAAATTAACAAAGTGCAATCATAAACCTCTACCATAAAAAGTAGAGGATTTATTTTCCTATTTTTTATGGTAGGTAATACGATTTATCTTAAATTTAACAAGAAAAGTTAGTGTATTTTTGATGTAGACGGAGGTAGACGCTATGGAATTCTATAAGTTTAGGGATAAAGCTACTTTCGATATACTTATGAATATATCCCATAATCATCTGCAATTCAAAAGAATGTTAAAGGACAAGACCCTCATTTGAAAAAACTGAGGGTCTTGTTATATTTACTCTACACGTTCCCCCAACACCATACAACTTACAACACAACTTAATTTACTCGAGGTCCAAGCTAATTAATATATTTACCTCATAAATTAGATTTGTTAAACACCTCTTTACTGTAATAATCATTTTAACCAGCACAGCAACTTTCGCCCAAAATTCAAAGCGAATAGAAAGTGTGCATGTCCAACTAAATCACCAGCATCCTGATAAATTTACCCTGGAAGATGACGCTGTAAAAATCACATTTCTTAATGGTTCTATGCGGTGTATGAATTTCAGAATAGATAATAAGACTGATAAAACAATATCGGTGATTTGGAAAGAATCGTACTACGTTATAAATGGTAGTACCTATCCTGTAGATAACGCAGGTGTTAGTAAAGTTGCTATGGGAATGATTTCATCAAATCAAGTTAATAATAATGCGCCGCAGAAAATTGCCAGTAAGGAGGGGTTGGATGCCAAAGTGCTGTCTTTAGAAAAACAGATCTTCAATTACAATGATGTTAACAAATATTATAAGCATAGTAATGTATGTTCGATCCATACAAACGCTCAAATCGCCTTATTTGAAGCCGGATTTCTGTAACTTTTTTGTATCTAAAAATATCTATAAGTATCTTTTGTAACATAACTCAAACGGTCACCATCGATAGCGCTTTCTGAAGACACCCAATGTTGCACCGATTTACGTCCGTTGATAATTGATATTAATGTTTATTTATAATGTACGTGTTTATTGATATATTGTGATCAACAATTATTAATTATGAACAGGACGATTATTTTGATAACCCTAACATACTGTGGATATATCATATCGGCTTTCGATGTCATTCTGAGATGGTTTATCATTGGATCTCCCCTTGTTAGAGGATTGAAAGTTGGGTATTGGGGAGAGACCTCATATTCCGACGCGATCGGAAAACGCTATTTGGAAGTTGAGAAATTTGAACAAATAGGCATCACTAGGAACGTCGCAATACCTCTGAATTTTACATTAACATACTTTCACCTTGCTATTATATCTGCTTTGTTTATAATTCTAATTGTACGAATTTACCGCCGTGTAAAAGATGGTAGTCAGTATAAATCAAGAGGGTATTATGTTACCGCTATAATGAGCATTATAGTGTTGCTATACCTATTTATGCTAAAAATAATTTAAATTAAAGCCCAACGATAACCGTTGGGGTTTTTTCATAAGGTTAAATTTCATTTCGCCCCTTCACCCCACCTCATAAGTAACCACATAATGCAGGTTTTCACCATCGAATCCGAAGTGGAAGCCGTCTTCTAAGTCGTGATCACCCTCGGATCCTTCAGCATCATCACGAGGGATAGTTAGGCAGCAGGTTATTAACTTTTTCATTTTTGGGTCCTTTTCTTCAAATCATTCACCAACTTTGTTGCACGAACTTCAAAAATAAACTCTCGTTTGAACTTACTGCCATTTTCATCATCGAACGCTAGTACAAGCCTTTCTGTTACGAAAGATTTGTCAGTCTTGTATGCTTTATGTGCCTGCCTGGAACTGAATATTGGATTGAATTCATTATTACGCTCTCAGCTGTACAAATTCAAACTAGCTCTGGCTCCCGGGGCAACGTTTGTTTTCTTCACCTCAAGGTTTAAATCTTTGATGTAAGTTTCACCGGGAACAACATCGGAAGTCTCGCCGCCAAGAATGAAGTACGATTTGTTAAAATCGACGTATAGCATACCGGAAGTTTTATTGTTGATCTCAAGAATAAAGTTTTTAGGCTCAAACCATCCGCTAGTTATTTTTAAAGTATCGTCGTCCATAACAAACGACTTTGGATCCTGTCCGTTAATATTGACATAAATATCAACAAACTTTTTCCCGTATTCCTGACCGCTAGCAGAAAGGGACAGCATTAAAGCAGTTATCGCGAATAGTATTCTCATAATCTTCCGTTTGGTCTTACGAAATTATGAAAAATATTTAATCCATATACTTAAGGGAAGACATTTCCATGAAGCACAACTATTAATACAAGTTGTTTCCCACTCCTCATACAACTTCTTTGATGTATCATGACATATCATAATATTTATATTTGTTTGTAAAATATTTGGGCATAAACTACCCCGACCGGCCAGTTGGGATGGGCTATTACTAAAAAAATAACAACGGATGAATATCAAAGAATCAATTAAGACACTACTTCAGACAAAGTTTGGGGGCGTGGTACTTTCAGATGCAAGGATTGAACAGTTTGCGAAGCAAGCGGAAGGAAAGGTGACAGATGAAGCTGGGTTATTGGCAAAGTTGGAAGCATGGAACGAGGGGTATCCATTTGCGACCATTAAAAGCGATGATGATCGCATGAGATCATTGGAAGCGGAAGCGAAAAAGAAGCCGGAACAAAAAGTTGAGGAAACTAAGAAAGAAGAAGTGAAGGACGATGAAATTCCCGCTTGGGCAAAAGCGCTAATCGATGGGCAAAAGGCGATGACAGAAACGGTGTCTGCTTTAAAAGGCGAGAAACTCGTAACCGACCGCAAAACAGCAATCCTAGCAAAATTGGATGGAGCAAGTGAGGATTACAAAGCGAAAGTTGTACGTGACTTCGGTTACATGAACTTCGCAGACGATAACGCATTCGGGGAATTCCTCGGACACGTTGAATCAGATTACGCTGCTCACGTTCAGACACAAGCTGAAAGTTCATTGGGGAAAGATGCGCCGTTTTTGGGAGTAGGAAACGCTAAGCTTAAGGATGAAGATGTTTCTCCTTTAATGCAAGGCTATTTAAAAGCTAAAGAAACAACAAAAGAATAATGGGATTAAGTGTAACTCGTGAAGGTGGAGGTTTTCAAAAAGTAGTTTTTGAGAGCGTTATTGACACCTTAGCAGGTGGTGTAATTGTCGATACGACTGGTTACACGGCTGCAGTAGATGGGTATATTCCTGAAGGTACTTTGATCGGTAGAGATACTTTGACCGGAGTTGGTAAGATCGTTGCAGATCCTGCCGCGCCGGGCGAAAACATCAAAGTTGTCGGATTATCCTATCGAGATGTCAAAATGGAAGCTAACGCTTTCGTAGGAGTGGTAATTGAAGGTGTGGCACGTATTGCGGCATTGCCTGCTAACGAGAAAACAATCGCAGCGGCAATTAGTACAGCTTTACCAAAACTAACCTTGGTTTAATTTAAATAAGGAGGAAACAACAGTATGAATATTAATGATTTAGTTCCTGAATTTAGATTAGCAGACGCTAAGGCTTATTTGGAAAAGCATCCATTTGAGCAATTAGGCTATCAATCTAGATTTCCTGAAAAATATACGTCAGATTTATCTTGGCGTCAAATCGAAGCAAACACTGGCGCTAAAGTAGCGGCGGATATCGTTGCTTTTAACTCACGCTCACCTAGAAAGGGTCGTCCTACGCCAGGGAAAGCATTCGGTGAAATTCCAAAGATCGAGATTGCTCGTGATAAAACTGAAACCGACTTCAATACCTACCGCAAGTTGCAGAACGATTTGCGCTTAGCTATTCCGGGTTCACGTGACAGTGTTGCACAGCAATTGGTAGAATGGATTTATGGTGACACAACTTTCGTGGCTGATGGTGTTCGCGCAAAATTGGAGTTGATGTCTAAGCAAGTAGCTTCACGTGGCGGATATACTTTGGATATTCTTAACAACGCGGCAGGTGTTCAAGGTACGATTGAGGTTGATTTCGGTATTCCGACAGCCAACAAGTTGAAGATGAGTGCGGCTAACCGTAAATGGTCTGTTCCTGCAACTTCTGATCCAATCGCTGATTTTAAGCGTGTGCGCGACGAAGCTCGTAAAAAAGGTAAAATTTTGAAGTATGCCACAATGGACATGGCAACTTTCGAAAACATGGTTCAATCTGCTGCTTTGCAGAAGTTCACAGCTTCTTATGTAGCGGTTTCATTAAACCTTACCAATCAACCATCGTTAGAACAAGTAAACTCTGCTTTAACCCGTGCAGGACTACCAAGTATTGTTATTTGGGAATCGTACATCACGCTTGAAGATAAAGCAGGTGATCACGATGTGGTGTCAGGATGGGAGCCAGGTAACGTAACGTTTACCGTTGGTGCTCAGATCGGTGAGGTTCAGTACACTTTATCAGCTGACGAGTTCGTGAAAGCTGGTGTTGCTGAAAAAATGAAATCAGGGATTGTTTTGGTTAAATCTTGGGCGGAAGAAGATCCTATTACTGTCATCACAAAAGGTGTGGCTTACGCTTCTCCTGTGTTGAACGACACGAACGGAACGTTCATTCTCTCCACAGAATTGAACTAATATGGCTAAAACTGAAAAAAAGGCAATTGCTTCTGAAAAAACGGAAGCAATTACTAAACAAAAAAAAGTATTTGTAGCTGTTAATCCTTTCCATGATGAATTGAATCCAGGGAAGGTGATTAGACCAGGCGACGATGTTTCGCACTTCTCGCAAGAACGTCTGCAATCAGCAATCAACAGAGGATTGGTAAAAGAAGGGTAATGAGTACAGTAAGGGAAGTCATAGTGTCGATGATGGGGTATAAGTTCCCTGATGCAACGGTCAATGAAATATTAGCAGAGCACGGTTTGTCGCCTAGCGAAACACGTGATACATCAATCGAAGAACAGACCAGAGCAATGGACTTAACGCGTGCGGATTTGATTGACTTCCTTATTACTCAGCCCAAGACAATAAAGGAATTGGATTATCAGCTTACCCAACAGGATGCAGATGCTTTGCTTGCAATTCGCAGGCGAATTCTGCTGAAGTGGGGTATTGACGAGGATCCATCCAGCAGTTTCACCGATTTAAGCAATACGCATTAACCATGATTGAGCAATATCCTGATATACTTGAACGAGAAGATGGAACGGAAATACCTTGTAGGTTTTATCCGGGATCTCGTGGTAGTGGTATCAAGAACGAGCAGGACGGTAAGCAAATAGATGTGAAATTTACAATTGCTTTACCTGTTGATTCTCCAAAACTGATTCAACGGGAGTTGATCATTGGTCGAGACAAATCAGGTTATGAAATTTGTAGCGGAGAGATTATCGTTTTCCATCCGGGACAGCTTCATTGTGTAGCGTATATTTAATCAGGCAGTAGCAGACGGAGAAATGATCAGACTTGTACCAGATATGACACCACAGGAAATCGATTCGCTCTTAAGAGAGCAATACGATGAAATGGATAGACAAACGCGTGAAGCATTCAAAAAAGTGCTGCAACGTGCATTGGAAATCCAACGGGCAAAGATGCGTGCGGATGGTGGTTATAATGACGATACAGGTCAATTGCGTTCTTCTACCGGTGGAATTATCTACAGAGATGGAAAGGTGCTGTTTGAGGACTTCAAACTTGCTCCTTATGGAACTGATAAGACACCTGGTCTTGAAACGGGCAGGAAGTTAGCGCTGGAAGAACTACGAGAGAGCAAAGGGTGGGGAATTACCATTGTTGCAGGAATGGAATACGCTAGTTGGGTGGAAAGTAGGCACGGACTCTCCGTGATTACGGATGCGAGCAAAGAGGTAGAGAAAACATTGGACCAGGCATTTAACGATGTAGCAGTGTAGGCATATGAAAAAATCTCTAAAGACTTCACTTGATGCGCAGGCGGATGTAAAAGGATTGCTAGATGGGACTGCATTACCAGGCGTGATCACTGGTCAGATTCGCCATAACATGAGAATGCTTAATAGCACTAAGGAGGATATAATTATCAATACCCTTTATTGGGATGGCGATCAGTCCCAGTCGGGAATCATCAATGTGAATATTCATGTGCCATACCTAAAGGGGCAGACAGGTGAAGGTGGTTCTACAATGGACAAGACCCAGCCTAACATCCCACGATTCTTGGAACTCGCAGCGATTGCAGTCCCTGTTCTAGATTTCCATAATGGCTTTGATTTCTCCTTGCGTCTTCGTAATCCTGGGAAACTTGAAAACTTCGGCAATGATTGGATTTACAATATCCAAGTTGATTACAATTACTTGAGAATAGATATTTAACTGCAATTACGGTACGGTGGCGACTTTACGCATTAGGATTAGTAACAAAATTTGAACGAGGAGGCAACCTCGTGTAAAACTCTAACAAAGAATATTATGTTTCCAGTTAAAGGAATTGAAAGCATTGAATTTGCACCCGTAGGCGCAAATGGAACCTTGCCATCAACCGGATGGGTAAAGGTGACCGATATCGAAATGGGGTCGGTATCAATCGACATCCCTGAAGCAACTCGAACGAAAGTTAAAGTTGAGGATAAGCCGGGAGTTTGGGCCGTGATTGCAGAAGAAGGTGATGGTGCGACGGTGACGTTGAAATCATTAAACCTGGAGCCAGTTGCAGCGGATTTACTTTTCAAAGGGTTGACCACTTCGACATCAACCAATAAATTTGAAGCTCCTATCGATGGCGCTACGAATGTACAGTTAGCTTTCCGGTTGACTACCAAACCACGTATGGGCAACAAGATGGTATTCGTGATCTTGAACGGTGCCGTTACTGCAAACTTGCAGAACACGATCACAAAAGATGGGGCAGACTTCCTAGCTATTGGTGCCACTGTTGAAGCTACTGCGGTTTCTGATGCAGAAGGAGCTCCAGTTGCTCCATGGTATTACGAAAAAACGCCAGTAGCATAACGACGTGCGTCGCTGTGTAGCGTAAAACATAACCCCGAACGCCATCTTTTCATAAGGTTAGTTGGCTAGTAGGGGTTTATTTATCACAACCGTTTTAGGATTCAACACACTTTATGAAACAAAAAGAAATTGCCGATGTACTTACGGACACGCCGACAGAGATTGGTATGGTCCGTTTAAGCTACGGAGGTTGGATAGGTCGTAAGCTTGGACTGAAGCGGCGAGTTTCCCTTACAGTGGCAGGTCAACCAAATGGAAAGGTTGAGCTTATCGGAGCAGAGTTGTTTGCGATGTTGGGGGAGGACGCTCTAAAGAAGCTTAACCAGACTGACCAAATTAATTTACTACTCAAAAGCAACGTCACTCCGATCGTGAATATTATCGCACTAGCAGTTTGCCGTGGGGCTAAAATGCCATCGCGAGAACTTGTTGATGCAATTAAGTTCAGCTTTACGATGGAACAATTGGAAACTGCATTTTACGAAGTCTACCGGAGGTTAGACTTAAAGGCTTTTTTCGGCATTATGGGTTTCGCCAAGAGTCTGCAGCTAAACCTTTTCCAGGATCAAGAAGCCCCTTCGCAAGAATCATAAATATGGCAATTGCGAGCAAAGGATGGAGCGAACATGAACTATTGTGGGAAATTCCTTTCCAGAAACTTGTCCTGTACAGCCTTTGTATTCCAACTTACGAGAGTGGCGGAAAGCAAGGTAGTGGCGAAGAAATTGATGCCTTTGATTTTTTTGAAAATCTATAGTTTGTAGGTTGTTTCTCATGATGGAAACAACCTATTTGCTGTATCGTAACATATCAAAATATATATCTTTGAGTATTAGTGAAAACCAAATTTCACAACTTTTGAGAAGGTATGGATTTACGGTATAAAGTTGTTGTTGATGATGCAGAAGCCCGCAGGAAACTCGCGGAATTGCTGAAGGGGACTGGTGTAAATTCGCCATTCTCTGGCATGTCTGAGGACGCTAAGAAAGCGACCGCTAGTATCGACGAAGTGAGGGGGGCGCAAGTTCGACTCAAAGAGTCGCATGCGGCGTCGGCCATGGCGCTAAAACAATACCGTGAAGAGCTGACAGCTCAAAAAAAGGCTCAATCAGATTTACAAGCAGAATATATACAAGGGCGGATTACTGCACAGCAATATGCGCTAGAGAAGCGGAAGCAAGCCGATGCGGAAAAAGAAGCGGCTAAACAGGCACGCGAGACTAAACGCGCGCTTTCAGAAAACCGTGAATACAACAAGCTTACTGCTGAATTAAATCGTCTACGGAATGCTAGTAAAGATGCATTAGCTGAGCTAGCTAGAATGGAGCGTCAAGGCTATAAAAATAGCGTCGCTTACAAGCAATTGGAAGCAAGTTCTAGCTCGCTAGTCGCGCAAACAAACCAGCTTGATCGTACCGTTAAAAAAATCGATGTAACAGTCGGACAACATCAGCGTAATGTCGGTAACTATTCCGACGCCATCGGTATGGTTGCTCCACAGCTTAGCCAATTTGCGGGAAGGTTGGGATTAGTTGCTGCAGGGGTTGCCGCTGTTGGGCAGTCGTTCACATCTAACCTTCGAATGGAGCCGATTAACCAGGCACTCCTAGTGGCTAGTGGAACGACAGAGCAATTCAATACAAACATAGCTTTCTTGCGTGAATCAACGGATCGTCTTGGATTAGAATTTATCTCAACAGCCGAGTCCTTCAAGTTGTGGCAGGGGGCAGCGAAGTTTTCAAACCTCACTGCTGATGAAAGCAGAAAGATTTTTGAGTCTGTAGCTAACGCGGCTGCCAAAATGAAGATGTCTAATGATCAAGTGCAGGGAACATTCCTTGCGCTTAGTCAAATGATGTCTAAGGGCAAGGTTCAGGCAGAAGAGTTGCGTGGCCAGCTAGGCGAACGTTTGCCGGGAGCATTTGCGCTCGCTGCAAAAGCGATGGGAGTCACCGAACAGGAATTGAACAAAATGCTTGAAACGGGTCAAGTTGTGGCGAGTGATTTTCTACCAAAATTCGCGGCTCAACTAGACATCTCCTTTGGTAACGATAAAACCGAACGCATTGAAGGTATGCAGGCTTCAGTCAATCGACTCAAAAACGAGTTCGACGCGTTATGGCAGAGTGAAAAAGCGACAAGCTTCTTCTCTTCCGTTATAGATGGCCTTTCTCACTTAACAGGTGAAATACGTCGTTTAGTTAATTCTGATTCGTGGAGCGAGTTTTGGCGTCGCCTCGGCGAAGTGGGTAAGAGCGGTGGCGGAGCGTTGATGACAGAAGAAGATTTCCGTAAATCGTATCAGAGTACTAAGTCATTCAACGACTCAAGATATTCTACAGGTGATAGTTATTATAAAAACCTTTCTCGTGAGGAGTTTGAGAAAGAATTAAAGCTCGCGAAAGATCATAGCGAACAAATGGAGAAAACGTCAATCGGTTTACAGGCGGCTATTCTGAATAACAGAGTTAAAACGACAAAAGCGATTGAATTTGAATATAAACGCCAAGAGGCTTTTGCTGATAGGCATTATATCCGTATGCAAAAGATTGCTAGAGAGAAAGGTTTTGTGCAAGAAGGGACAAAAGTCGTTTCTCCTGTTCCTGTAGCAACGCCAAAATCATCAGGTTCGGGAAACAAATCTTCAAAACGTGTAGATGATATCAAGAAATACCAAGATCAGTTTGCTCAATTAACAAAGGCAGCGAGTGACATTTCTCGAAAGTATAGCAGCGAAGTCGTTTCAAAAGAACAACAAGAAATTAACCAAGTTATAGAGTCGTATGATGAGTTGATCGCTAAATATGAAGAATATAATGCGATGACTAAAACGCGCGATAAACTAGACGTATCTGCGTTACGTCAGCAACAAGGGCAAGCTGTAAATAGCATCATTGAGAAGCAGGAGAAAGAAGCAGAAGCTAAACGTATTGAGGAAGCTGACAAGAAATACAAAGAGCTTCTCAAGCAATACCAAACGTATCAGCAAAAGCGGGAGAAGGTCGTGAAGGAAGCAAATAAAGCTATTACTGAGTTAGAAGCAAAAGGGGAGAAGGAACGAGCCGAGTATGCTAGGCAAGTCCGTGACGAAGAACTGAAACAATTGCAGATTGATGAGGTAGAAAACAATCCGGCGTTCAAGAAGGCAATTGAGGACATCAATGTGTCCTCTCAAGTAATGTTAGGCAACGCTTTCCGGACAGGCAAGGAAACTGTCTTTAAATTGATTGACGGTATGGCGGATGCTACTAAAGAGCAGCGAGGTGAGTTGAAGAAGCTGTTCGGTAAATTCTTCGATGATGGCGCAAAAGAAGCTGACTTGGGGAATATGCAAGCCATCAGCGGTATGGCCGATGGTTTTGCAGAATTGATCGGTCAGTCTCTACAATTTGGGGACAACCTAGAAAAAGGAGTGGGTTCTATTGATACGATGCTCCGAACAGTCGGACAGCTAGCATCCGCTTTGGGAAAAATGACCGGTAGTGCTAAGATGGAAGGTATGGGTCAAGGCTTCGGCTATTTCGCCGCTGCCATGCAAGTTGGTAACATGATTTCTCAAATGGCAAACCAAAGACGAGATTCAGAAAACCGAGCCGTTCAAGAGAAAATCGAGCTACAAAACGATCGCCAATTACGCGCTACCGAAGCGATAACTAAAGCGCTTCAAATGCAATTGGAGATTATCAATGAAATATACGGAGCAGAGCGCTTAGAAAAATATGCTACTTCACTCGATACGATAAAGAAGAATTGGAAAGACATTAACGATCAATTATCAGGCAGATATATGCTTACTGCCAATGATGATTTTACCAACAGCATTCTATCGCGATTAAATAATGGGGAAACGCAGAAGCAGATTCAAAAATCATTTAGTGTCGCATCCGCTGAGTATTATAAGGTAGCGAAGATCTTCGACAATCTATGGAAGTTTGATAAGCTAGAAAAACTCCCTGACGATATCACTAAGGCTCGCGAAGAATTAGCGAGGCTGCAAAATCAAGCTAATCTAGGCAACGTTGACGATTACACACAGAAGCTTATCGATCAACTGCAGACACAAATCGATTTGTTCGACGAGACTATGAATAAACTGCGCGAAGAGCGTACGGGAAATACTTTCTCTTCCTTGCTTTCGGATGTGTCTGCTTTATTCCTAAACGAAGGGGAGAATGCTGGGCAGGCATGGGCTGATGGCTTTGATAAGACGCTCGAAAACTACATGATGCAGAAATTCTCTCGCGACTTTCTACAGGAGAAGATGCGAGGGTGGTATGATATGATGGACCAATTCGCTCAATCCGGTGATGGTATTGATAAAGCAGAGAGAGATCAGTTATCAAGCGAATGGGAGAAAATCAGAGAGCAGGGGCAGAAGCGATTGGATGAGATGAAAGACATTTTAGGGTTGGCGGGGAAAGACTCCACCTCTTCCCTAAAAGCTGAAGAGGGTATCACTCGCATGACTGAAGAAACCGGTACTGAGATCGTGGGCATGTTCCGCTCTGGCTATGACATATGGAAACAACAGTTGACTCAATTGCAGTTAATGAGCAAAGGCCAGGTGGATTACGTAGGAATTGCAAATGCTCAATTGGCTGAATTAAATGCTATCAATACCAATACGGCAGCGACGGTGGCGCGGTTGGATACGGCAGTGACTCACTTGAAGGCAATAGATAGCAACCTTTCTAAACGATATTTATAATGGCGGGCCAGTTAAATGACAAATCAACAGAAGGGTTAGGCTTGTATTTCAAGCGGGGGAGCCTGTATGCGGAATTGCTTCGATTGCCAAAGCCTAAGCAACGATTTTTCAATGAGTGGGCTGATGAGCATGGTAAGGATTACGACGAAAGCGCACCTACCTATTACGAACCATTAGAGTACGACATCGCATGCTATCTCGTGGCGGCTGACGTTGTTGACCTTCAAGAGAAACGTGCGGCAATCCTATCACTGATATCGGCTCCGGCTGGCTTTACGCTTTTCAGTAATACGCTCGGTCGAGGATATCATCTGCGCTATATAGATAGTCCCAGTTTTCGCAACCTCACGCCACTATTTGTGCAAGGAAAATTGTATTGCGAATTCACATTGAAGCTTGAAAACAACTTCCACGCTACTGATACGCAATTTTATTTAGCGGATGATGAAGCCTACATATTAACGGAGGATAACGAATACATTATAGTAACCGAAAAACAACAAAACTTCTAACGTGGGGAAAGTACAAATATATCGAAATGGTGTAGCGACGATAGAGTTGCCATTACAGGACGCTGTGTTCACCCGCGCTTTGCAGGGAGATCATAAGCTAGTATTTTCCTTGCGATCACCTGCTATGTTAGACTTGCGTATCGGCGATACGTTGACCTACAAAGGCGAGGTGATGACCATAAACCGCGATCCGAAGCGTGCGAAGGTTTCATCCCTGCAATGCGATACAGAGGTGACTTTCGAAGGGTATAGGCATACGTTAGCGAGGTTTCTACTAAAGGACGAAGGCTCAATATCATTTGATTACTTCGGCTCGCTTGATGAGTTTATGTACATGTTTTTGGAGTCGATTAATGGCGATGATACGGGCTGGACGCTTGGTGAAATTGACACGAGCGAGCCTGTAGGACTCTCGTTCGATAAGACAGATTGCTTCTCTGCTCTTAACATGATCGCTCAAGCTTTCGGTTTTGAATGGCAGATACGGAACAAGGTGATTTCTGTTCAGAAGACTGTCGGGTTACCTACCGCTATCGAACTTGCTTACGGCAAAGATAATGGATTGTACAAATTGACACGAGAAGCTATGGAGAATGGTGCTATTGTCAACCGTGCGTATGGATATGGTGGCTCAAATAACTTGCCACAGGGGTACTCGGGCAAGGCATTGCGCTTAACGACGCCACTAGAGGATGCTGCAAGTATAGCTTTATACGGTGTTCGTGAGGGAGCGTATTCCGACGATAGTATTTATCCACAAAGGACCAGCACAGCCACTGCAGTAGGACAAATAAACGAAGGGACGTTTACCTTAGATGATAGCACGATCGACTTCGATTTAGATGATCAACGTATTTCCGGCACAGAAGCTAAGATAGTGTTCAAATCCGGTGCGCTTAATGGTCAGGAATTTAAGATACTTTCCTACAATCATCAACATAAGCGTATCAGATACGAAGCGAATAAGGATGCTAATGGCGCGTTAATCCCTGCTGAGCTACGCGTTGCCGAGATTGGTGACAGCTACACCCTAATCGGTATCAGAATGCCTTCGACTTATGTTGATACCGCCCTGCAGGCGCTGTCGGAAAAAACACTGGAATATCTGAATAGTAACAAGGTCCCGCGAGTGGGATATTCATTATCGATAGACATACTCGACGCTAAGCGTAAAGGAGTTTTCCCAAATGAGGGGGATTTTATTCATGTAACAGATACGGACTTAGCGATTGATGACGATTTGCGGGTTACTTCCGTGAGCTACCCCGCATTATTTCCAGATGTATTAGTTCCGGGAATGCAATTTACTTGTGAGGTCGGCAATGATGTTACCTATACTTTCCTGCAGAAGATCGAGAAGGATATTAAGGAGACGAAAGATGTGGTGACCGTATATAAAAACCAATCCATAGAATCGAATCGAAGGAGTGTAACTGCCCTTAACGAGTTCAAGAATATGGTATTTGATCCCGATGGCAATATGCAACAACCAATGTTGGAAGCAATGGCCGGCATCTTTGGGACAAAGAGTCAAATGTTTGATCTAAATGGAGTCACCATTACAGAAAATTACTTAGCAGATCCGAACAAGCTCCTCCTTAGTGAGGGGAATCTTATTCATTACGCATACGATATCCCAACTATTGGAAATGTTTGGAACATAACGCAACTGTCAATATCTGGTCTGGCAAGCGAAAAAGCATACTACATAGCTTTAAAAGCAAACCGGACAAGTGAAAGCGCGGTGTGGGACGTATCGCCAATTAAGAGAATGGTTGATGAAGATCCAAATTACTGGTATTTCAATTTCGGAGTATTAACAAGTGTAATTGAAAACAACAGAAGTATTCGTCCTACGAACATGTTCACCGCGATATCAGGGGGCACAGTAGAAACTAATATACTCATTGCAAAGGTGCTAATGTTGCCTTATATAAGCATAGGTAAGAATGGCGAAAATGCGCAACGGTTCTACTATGATATTGAGCAGAAAAAAACAGGCGCCATTTTCGGGATTGTCGACGGTATCCCAAAACTTATATGGTATGATGAAGAAACGGGTGTTGAGATTTGGAACGCTTCAAAGAATGGAATCGTCTATGTAACAAACACGCCTGAGAGTTGGACGGCTGATCGTTTGTTGCAACTTCATACCATCGCGACCGAAGATGAGGATTTCGATGCGTCAGCAGTACAGAGTGTACTTACTTCAAATGCCGTTAAAGACTCTCCTGGGCAGGTGTATATATCAGGAGGCATTACGGGACATTTCTATGATGCCGGTGTCAATGACAGCACGGCAGGCAACGTAATTTATCAGGGATATCATATCTCGAATACGAAGGAATCCCCATTTGTTGCTAACGGATACTATTACATCTCCGCGTCATTCCTTCCAGAAAAAGAATATTTATTGCAAACAGGCGAAGACAAGTATCAGGTCATGATCGTAAAGTTGTGGAATGGTAAAATAAAAGGTGCTCAAGGTTCAGTTGAGATTATGGTTTATTAATAAAAGGAAGATATGGCAGATATAGCAAGAGGTGCAAAGCCTTGGAATGAGGTTGTAAATAGAGTAGAAGATTTTGCGGATGTTGTCGTTCAGGGAACAACTGATAAATTCGCTAAGAAGATCAGTAAAGGGAAATTCAAGGATAGTCTTGCATTTGATATCGCATGCATCGGTCTTATTGAAGGAGGAACCCTGGCCGCGCCGACCATCTTACCGGCACCAAGTGCGACAGGTGAGAAAGTGTACAAAGCAGGAGCTGGATATTTTTCGTATAGTGGAAGCATTTTTGAAGCTCCTGTTGGCAAGGACTGGTATTTGCTTGATAACGGTTCTTCCTGGTCTTTAAAAGACATGGGGGCTTTGCCGGATAACTCTGCTAAAATCGAAGAGTATGTCCCGTCAGCATACACTAAGGGAACTATCAAAATTGTTGATGACGTTTATTTAAGAGCCGTAAGGAACACAAATGAAGTTGCAGCGATTGTAGCTAACGATTGGGAAATATTCACTCCATCATCTGAAATTGGCGCTAATATCTACACTCAAAAGGGATTCGTGGAAAAGGGTAACGGATCGCTAGTTCCTGACGGGGAGTTGATATCGACAATCTTTCTAAAGATTCTAAGCCATCAAGACATAGTAGTAACGGGTTATTCTGGGAGGGATGATGCCGCAGCCCTAGGCGCGTTCTATGATGAGGATAGAAATTTCATTTCATCCGTTAATGCTCCAACCCAAGGATGGGTAGGAAAGCACGTCATCAGTAGCTCATCAATACCAACGAATGCAGTATGGTTCAAGTCCACGAAACATATCAATCAAAACCCGTTCCTATCGGGAGTAGATTTGCTTATCCGTCCGAATATCAATCAGGAGTTTATCGATGTGCCACTAAAAAAATTGGCATTTAAGACAAACGAGCTTTCTACAAGGAATAAGGCTTCATTTTTTGATATCCAAGGCTTTATAGAGAAGGGCAACGGAACGGTTGTGCCTGATGGGGACCTTAGATGCTCGATCTTTCTAAAACTTGATTTTACTAGGGATATTTTGGTCAATGGATATTCAGGATTGAATGATGCTGCAGGTCTGTGCGTGTTTTTTGACAAGAATCTAAATTTCATTTCATCGATTAATGCCCCAACTCATGGGATAGTAAATAACTTTTCCATCCTAAAATATGACTACCCAACAAATGCGGTTTACGCTAGATTCACCAGGCATAAAACCCAAGTATCTAAGGTTGAAGGCGTATTTGATTACATGAGTGATTATGTAATTCAGGATTTTGTAAGTAATAAGGTAGGATCTCTGAACTACGTAGATAGCGATCTTGGCTATTTTAATGTCAGCGGATATATAAATAAGGTCAGCGGAGAACTAATTGATCAGGATGATTTCGTAACCACCAGGTTTTTGCGTATCGACAAAAATAAAGACTTGTTGATATCCGGGTATTCAGGCCGGGATGACGCAGCGGCACTGTGTTCGTTTTATGATAAAAAATTCAGACACATAAAATCTATTAATGCTCCTACTCAGGGAATTGTCTTAGACTACTTAGTTAACAAAAATTTATTTCCGGCTAAGGCTGAATTTATTAGGGCGACATCCACCGCAAACCACACAATTCGTAAGGTTTCAAATGCAGATGTTTCTTTGACGGCAAATGACACTCTGATATTTACCGAAACAGTAAAGAATGATCTCTCAAATAGATTGGACACGATTTCACTACCTTATGGTGACACTGTAAGAATTAGGAACTATAAAGGTAATTATCAGAACGTGCATCCAAAGGTCTTATATTTCCCAAATGGATTATGGGGGTACAAATATTGGATGGGATACACTCCGTTTCCATGGGCATGGGACCAGGATGAAAACCCAAGTATTGCGGTGAGTAACGATGGAATTGAGTGGACAGTCCCAACGGGATTGGAAAATCCATTAGCTTATGCTCCTGCAAACGGATACAATTCTGACACGCATCTGGTATGGAGAGAGGATACACAGACTCTTGAACTATGGTATAGACCTTTCCATAGTCCGACTAACTCTGCAAAACTAGTAAGAAGAACTACATTGGATGGGGTTATTTGGACGCCTGAAGAAACAATACAAGGGATCGACGGGGTATTGTCTCCATCGATAATTTTCGAGAATGGCAAATATAAGGTTTGGTTTCCCGCGTCGACCAAAACTATCTACTACACAGAAAGCAGTGGGTCGTCTCCAGTTGGTTGGAGCATTCCGACTGGACGAGAGTTAGACATATATGCTTGGCACATGGACGTGATAAGAACCGATATTGGCTTAGAGTACCTTATTCAAGGGTGGGAAGAAGGCGGGGGCGATAACCTGCATTCCTCAATGTTTTACATGAAGGAAATTGATGGAGTGTTGACACCTGCGAGTAAGATTCTTTCATTGGAAAACCTGCCCGGCAATCCTAATCAGTATAATGGACTGTACAGAGGGTCAATCCTAAAGATAAACAGACACTACAAAGTCTTCTATTCCTACATAAAAGATGATGGTTATCAGGGGATGATGCTAGCTGAGGGTAGCGATATCTACCGATTACTGCCGTTTAACAGAGAGGTAAGTAGAGAGAGTGAAGTTGTTTTTTTGGACGAAGATCAAATCATAAACGAGTTATATGTTCACTCAGCAAAATACATTCACGTCAAAGATTGCGACGTAATTATTAATGCTTTTACTGGACTGATGCCAAATGCAGTGGTGGAGATCATTGTGACAGGTTCAGGAAGCTGTCAATTAGTCTCAGGTAGCAGGATAGATAAATCGGTCACTATAACAAGCGGTAAAATGAGCGTGTTATCTACCGATTCAAGAAATGTGGTTGTAATTTAAACAAAGCCCCTATATATCTAGGGGCAACTAAAAAAAGCCTGATGTCTTATACACACCAGGCTGATACAAATCATTTAAACTGCCCCTATAAACAGTTACAATATATAAATGTAAGAAAATATTTTAAAAAAATGCCTGACGAACTGCGAGACGTCAGGCTAGTAAAAACATACCAATTAACAACCTTTATGCAGATTGGTGAAACAAAGCTATAAATTTTAAAACAAAAAAAAGCCTAGCGCAAACGACAGCGCTAGGCAATTCAAACTGTAATATTACCAAATGAAATGGCGAACATCAGAGTTTAAAGTTAGTGAAAATTCTAAGGCAAAAGAATAAAATTTAAATAAGCCTGCACTTTATACTTTGGCTCATCAACAGTTTTAAAACTTTATGCAAATGTATGGATTTGCTAATAAAAAATCCTAGTGCGTTGCGTAACACTAGGATTTACCAAATTGGGATCACTTAGCCGGGCGGCTATTCATCTTCCCACGCTAACTAAATAACTCGCAAGATAATTAAAAGATTCAAATAAAAAAGGGGAAAAAGAATGAGAACAGGGGAAAGGGGAATAGCATGACAAGGTTAGAAAGAATAAAAGATTTACAGAGGTTAGTAGGCGCTATCCCTGATGGAGTGATAGGTAATGAAACTTTAAGAAAGTTTGCCTCAAAGTTTGGAAAAACAATTGTACAAACGGTTCATTTCTTTGCCCAGATCCACCATGAAAGTGGAGGGTTCACAATCGGGCGCGAAAACATGAATTATACAGCCCCTCGGATAATGCAAATATTCGGAGTGGGTAAACATTCCGCAAAGGTAACGGTAGCCGAAGCAGGTCGTCTAGCGGGGAATCCATGGGATTTGTCGGAGCGTGTTTACGGATTAGGGAATCCCAAAAAGGCTAAGGAATTAGGTAATACTAAAGTAGGTGATGGTTTTAAATATCGTGGGGGTGGTGCCTTACAATGTACAGGCGGTTCGGATTATAAAAAGTATGGCGGTCAACGATTGTACGATAATCCTGAAATGATTGAGACTTCTGAATTTTACTTCACCACTGCCTTAAGAGAGTTTGATGCTCGCGGTATTTGGGCATTAGCTAAGGACTATTCTCAATCAAGTATTCTTTCTGTTTCTAAGCGTGTCAACGGAGGAACGAACGGATTACAGGATAGAATCAATAAAACGAATCATTATAAGGGATTATTGAAGTAAGAGAATGAGCGACAAAGCAGAATTGATAAAAGAGGGTACAGGGGGAATAGCCAAGCTTACAAGTGTAGCGCACTATAAGACTTTAGCATTTTGCTTAGTGGTATCACTGATAGTAAATTGCTGTCAGGGATGGAATAACAGCAAATTAACCGATAGACTTGTGAAGCAAAGCGAGGAATTGAACGAGAAGCGTATTCAAGACCTTAAATCGATGATAAAGCAAGAGGTTGACGATAAGATACAGCCGATCAAAGAGAACGTAGAGAACACGACTAAAAAGGTCGATACGGTAATTGAGAAGATAGGAAATGAAGGGAATTAAATTAGTGGCAATGGTAGTCATAGTGACTGCCCTTGCATCTTGTGGAGCAATCAGGAACAAGTCTAAGCACAGCGAAAAGCTAGAGATCAAGGAAAGCGCCAAGGTAGAACTCAAGCTGTCCGAAACTGCCGTGTCAAGTGCCGATATCAAAGAGAAGGAAATTGACAAAGGTGTAGTTGTAACGGAGAAGGAAACAACTACCGTAACGAGCAAATCCGGCGCAAAGGAAAGCATCACCATTAAGAAAGGTGATTTAAAGCCTGGCGAAAACTATCTGCCAGTAGATAGCGCTTTTAAGCTTATCAAGGCTGTATTAGATACGCTTAATCAAACACTTACCATTGAGATAGAAACGCCTGAGGAAGTCACGAAAACGACCGTTAAGGAAAGGACAACGGAGCGTAAGAATATAAAAAAAGAACGTCAAGAGGAAAAGCAGGATAGCACAAATAAGCAGGTAGCAACGCAAGCGCAAGCAGATAGACGTGAATCGTCAGCTACTGCAGAAAGCGAAAGCAGACCCAATGCGTGGGCGGTATTCGTCAGCAAGATCGGTTGGGGCATTGCTATCCTACTTGTGGTAATAGGTGTTTTATGGTGGTGCTTTAAGGGAGCTAGGAAACCATGATATTGAAATATTACATGGTATGAACGCTAATCATCTCAAGATTTTATCATATGTTTGCATCATCAAACTAATCATTTATGAAATATCGTGCTGATATAGACGGACTAAGGTCTATTGCGGTTTTAGCAGTTTTAATCTTTCATATTAACCCAAGCTATCTCCCTGGTGGTTTTGTTGGTGTAGACGTATTTTTTGTGATATCTGGCTTTTTGATTACGAACATTGTTAAGCATCAGATAGAAAATAAAAAATTCAATTATAAGGATTTCTACACTAAAAGGATTAAGAGATTACTGCCATTGTTTTTTGCTGTGGTAACGTTCTCATTTATCGCAGGATATTTTCTTTTATTTCCCGACGTGTTCAGACAATTTTCCGGCGACGCGCTAGCCGCAACCCTTTTTCTTTCTAATGTGAAATCAGCCTTTAGTGGGAATTATTTTGATCACGACAATATTCGTCCTTTACTTCATTTTTGGTCTTTAGCCGTTGAAGAACAGTTTTACTTCATTATGCCTACGTTCCTTATCATTATAATGAAGTATTTTAGAAAATACGTACTTCATTTATTGGTGGTTACGCTTTTAATTTCGCTAGCATCTGCAGAATACTTTTCGTCGGATCCCAAATATGCTCAGTTATCATATTTTCTTTTGCCAACAAGGGCATGGGAGTTATTAGCAGGGGGGATATTTGCTTTTACTACAATTAATCTATCAAGAAATACTTCAATCTTACTATCATGGATAGGGGTGGCATTGATTGGTTTAAGTTTATTTGTTATAAACGAACAGAGTGTTTTTCCAGGAATCATAACTCTGCTGCCGGTGGTAGGATCAGTATTTTTGATCCTATCGAATGGAAAAGGGTTTGGAGAGGTTCTTTCTAAACCATTATTTGTCTCTATTGGAACTGCGTCATATTCCATTTACATGTGGCATTGGCCTATAATCATTTTTACCAAGCTGTACTTTGGAATAAAAGAATTCACGGCAATAGAGTTTGTTTTAGTTTTCGCCATTACAATAGGAGTTGGCTATCTTTCTAAAAAATATATTGAAGACTATTTTAGGTTCAAGGAAAGAGTTGATTTTAAAAGAGCTATGGCGTTCTATTTAATCTTACCTGTTCTTATTACAATTGGTTTGTCTGGATTTGTATATAAAAGTGGCGGCATGCCGTCACGTTACGGTATTGAGAAAAAGTTTACAGTAACTTCAACGGTTTCTTGTCCTCCGCTCAACCCCGGTTGTCTTGTCACTAAAAATAAGGATTTAACAAAAAGGGTTATGCTATTGGGAGATTCGCACGCAGAGCACTTTGGTAATTTATTTACTAGGTGGTTTGACGATAATAATCTATCGCTTGAATTGATGGCGGCATCTGGCTGTAATTTTTATTCGAACGATTTCTACAGCAATCCGTGTGAGGACTTGAAATTAAAAATCAAAAAAGAGTTGGAGGAAGTAAACACTGTTATTATAGCTAAAAGGTTAGATTTCGCCTATGAAGATGCGAAATTCAAAAAGGAGTTTTTTGATTTTGTTTCAAAATTGGCATCCTCTGGGAAGACCATAATTTTGATAAAACAAGTACCAAAATTTAAGGAGTCGGGATTTTTAGAGAAATGGATGACAGCAAAAAGGTTTGGGAAAGAATACGTAGATGATTGTAAAGATGTTGATATATCTTACGATAAAGCAAACAAGGTTGTTTTAGGAATGTTTGAAGAAATGGAAAATATTTCGATATTAGACTTTAATTCTGTGCTAAAGAAGAGCGATGATTATATTAGATTTGATGATAATAATTTACCAATATATTTTAATGCAGACCATTTGACAGCTTACGGTTCTGAATGGATTTATGAAAAAATTAAAAACATGCAAGAATATAAATGGTTATTATCGGTAGTGAAAAAGAACATAGTCAAGTAGGTAAAACAACGTATGAAACTAGAGAATTTCTTAAATCAATTGAACTTAGAATTTTCAGACTATTTGCTTAATGAGGGCAAATGGCTGGGCGGTGATTTCAAACTAATCCTTGATAAGGATGGGCTAATAAAGCACGAGGTCGTTAGGATGCTTCCTGAGCAGATTCAGTCTAAAATTAATTATTTCGTAGAGTCTTGCAGTATATAAACTCAATCAAGAAATCACAATATTTGTGACGAGCCCCAACTAAGGGGCTTTTTTAATTCTACTAACTTACATAAATCAAAAAAGCCCCACGATCGCGGAGCTATAAGCATTGCATGTTACGAGCACCAATGTTTTGAGATGGTTGTAATCATTTATACTACAAACGGATTATGTAAAAAGTTTGCAAATACATGAAATATAAAAATCGCATTTTTTCAAACACATTATTGTCCAGCTTGTTGTAAAATAGAATCACAATTAAATTTTAAACTTATGGCACTAGACACAGCAAACGAGGACAAAGTAAGCAAGGCTATTGAAAGTCAGACAGCGAAAATACCTTCGGTGGTATTTTTAGGAGCTGCGCTCTTATCTATGGGCGTATCAGCAGCTCTGAAATGTAGCAGATGGAAAGACGATAAAGATGCGCTTTTTATCGGGCAATGGGCAGCACCGTTTTTACTTCTGGGGATTTACAACAAGATTGTAAAAACAGAAGGACATGATTAATTTGATCATTATTAGCATAAAGGCCACCATTTTGGAGGTCTTTATTTTTGTTGCTAATATCCCCCCATCCTCTTGCTCCCCTTGCTCTTAACCTTATTCCCAACGAAACGGGTATAGAACCAATGCAATGCACTTGCTTCATCTTCGTTACGGGCGTAGCTTTCAACTTCCTCGCGGGACTTATCGATAAATGTTGCTCCTATTTCATTCAGTATAAGGTCACGTATGTTCCGTGCATCGGTATTATCCAACGGCTCCTTACATTCGTTGATTGCCTGGAGTATTTTGTCTATTGCATCTTGCATGGGACAAAGGTATGGAAATGTATTAATACTTGTATTGAAAATAATTCTCACTATTCTAATTATCCCTTGTTCTTAGAATATGGATAATCATAACGAATTCGATCTGAACAAATTTCTTTTGAGACATGCAATTTGGATCAAGGAAACTCAATCGCAAGAAAAAGCTGAAAACTTTATTAAAGAAACATTAAAGGATTATCCAAAGGACAAAAAGAAGTTACTGTTTTTGATAAGGAAAGTTTAGATAGCCTAAAGGTTGGTTAGGCTATAATTTAAATTTCGGCCAAATGTTGTAGCCAACATCAGGATTATTGGACTGATATTGCCTGATAAGCTCAACCTTAACCTTATTAACCTCTCTAATATCCTCAGTAAAGGATTCCCAAAGGATTTGCTTACGTATAGTGAAATCCATCATTTGCTCTTCCGTGAAGTCAGCAGCTATCAATAGGCTGTTAGCACTTCCGAAGTAATTCAATGTATTGGTTAGGTCTTTACCAATGTATATCTTGCCGTTTGGATAGGTAATTTTATAAATTACTTTCTTTTGCATCATACCAATATACTTTGAATTTAACAACTCAACACCTTTCTCTGTGGCTCTAACCCCCTTCGAATCCGTTGAAAAAGGTTTTGTATCTTTGGGGAACAAATTAAATTTATATATTATGTTAGAAAAAATTACAAAGGGTGAAAGCATGTCGATATCACCTGGTGGAGGTTGTTTGAGAAAAGTCGATTACAATCGAGCACTACTAAATGGTGAGTTAGTGGGCGTTGGAATGTTTTTAGATAATTCCGAAAAATGTTCTATAGCTTTAATTAAAAATGAGAAAGGTGAAAAAGAACTAATAGGCGACATCGATATTAAAGAATTTAGAGATGGAGGTGGAGAGTTGTTAGAAGATGGTTACATAGGCATATTTAATACCAAAAACTAACCACACCTCTCAAACCAAAACCTAACTTCAATCTCCTTTTCTTCTAGTAAACCATAACGCTTTGCAAATTTGTATTGTGTGCTATCCCTATTCAGTGAGGTAATAAATCCCCCTATGATTTTACGGAAGCTATCCAATGACATACTGCTTTTGACGATATTGCAGCTAGGACAAGAGGGATTGAAGTTTTCAATTCTATTATTTTCGGGTTTTTCACATGGAGCATACCCTCTTTTTTGGTAGTATGGCGAATTTCTAACGATGGGCTCTATATGGTCAGCGTGCCAACGATCGCCCAATAGGTCGCCACAATAAGCGCAGCGACCTTTGTATTTTTCTTTGAGTGCTTGACGTTGTTGCTTTGTTAGTTTCATTTTGTTATGTTTGAGTGACTTTAAGATTTATTATGATTTATACTTTTTATACTGATGGAAATATAAATACTCCGATTTTTGCTGGGGATGAATCCCAATTAGAAAATCATGAAGTTTTTAAAAACGTATCTCGATTGAAAGGCGAGGAATTTGAACTCGATGGAACAAAATATAGAATATTGGATACAACGTCTCATACTACTTTATCACCAGAAGTTTCTAGGGGGATTAATATACTTTGCGAGGAAATCAGTTAGTACAAAAAAATTTCTAAAATCTTGATCCAGTATCGAAAATAAAACCTAATTAGAATTCTTCTACTTTCATTTCTTCTTATCTCTAATTTGGGGTTATTTAAACGGTACTTTATGTGTGATGTATTCCATATATGAGCAAGCCATATAGCTGACATACATACTCCTTGCGTTTGGGTCATATGCAACCTGCTTTTCTCTATGTAGCGCTACTTTGCAATTGAATCCTATTAGACTATTTGATGCTCCCGACCTCAACAGTACAAATCTGTTTTCCTGCATAGCTTTTTTGATTTGATTGAATCTCATATCGTCTTATATCTAGATTGTGATTATCGTTACATCCTTTTTAAAAACTTCTGAGTAGAAAGTAGCCTTACCTACTTTCCTAGCTTCAGTTATCGCTTTAAACATTCTATTTCTATCAACTCTATGTTTAGTTATTAAATAACATTCATAGCTCATGCATTTACTTAGGGAGCTAATTTCAAACAACTCTTTTCTGATTGTGTAAACTATGCGATTCCATAAATCTGCATATAGTGATATTATGGCTTTCATATCTTCTTTAGTAATATAGGTGAATAAAACGTTTTGGATTCGGCTTCTTGCCAATCTGCATCAAGCTGTCTATAGGCTTGCTCTTGGTCTGATAACGATGCAATACTGTGCTGTACAGGATTCTCCCAGAAATACCATCCGAGCGCGCAGACGAGCGATGCAAAGGATTTGCTAGCGAAAGGTAATCTACTAGGCTCGTCAAATTCAGATTTAACTCTGTAATCTCTGAACATATAGGAAGTTGATCCATCGTTAAAATGCCAGTCGTGACTTTCCACAACCTCCGCAAACTGCTCTTCGGTCATTTCGCTGACCTTAGAAACAGGGGAGTATTCGTCGAGCAATGCTCTTAACGTTTGATCTATTTGTTCTGCGCCGTCCATTAAAACAAACTCGCCTTTGGATGTTTTAAATTTTATTTTTTTCATAGCGTTGGTATATTCTCCTCTGATGTAATACTTGATTTTACAATTTGCACTTGATAATTGGCATCGAGGAAGTAGGTTGCATTCTCACTCGCATTCTTCAATGCTTCCTTAGCTACTGATCGGGCAAAAATGTTTACTTCTTCTAAAATCTGTTCGGGAGTGAGGTTTTGTAAAATGTCCTCTAGTGGGTATGTGGCGCCAACAGCTTCCTGCAATTGCTCTGTAAATGTTTTCATTTTCTCTTTCTTTCCTATGTTCAACCATACATGTTATGACTTATATCTGTCATATTCGGGATTTTGACCGTTTTTGGTCAACCGCTTTTTCGATAACATCTTCGTAAGTAGGCGAGACACGGCACTTTCAAATATGCCGTGTTTCTGCGCTAGCTCTTTTAATGTGTATTTACCTGATAACCATTCCAAGTAAATTGCTTTTTGCTTTGAGTGTGTCATGACGCGTTGTTTAATAGATCCAAATAGATTGGCTTAAAACTTTCGATAATATGTTGATGATTAGTAACTAATAGTATTGTCCTTTTACGATCTCTACTTAACAGGTCAAATACATTATAAAGCCAATGGATGTAAACATCTGATAGAATCACTCTTTTATCTACTTCGTCAAGCTTACTGAATAGGTCATGTGAAGTAATCTGCTCCTTAAGCTGGTCTTTAAATTCTATATTATTCATATCAATCCTCCTTTTCACACCTACACACTCCCCATCTCATATCATACCATCCACCGAAATTAGGGCAGATGGACCAAGCTTCGTGGTTTCTCATGGTTCCTCAAATATTTTAATCTGCTTATTCGGTTTGTTTAATTGCTCCTCGGCTATCTTGCCGTCCAGCTCCATTATTGAGCGCTTTAGATAGTTAGCTTGATCTAAGCATTCCTCGTAGGCGTGCTGTAGCCAATCTCGTAGCTCTAAATCCGTGCGATCTAGTGTGGTGTTGTATTTCTTGATGCCGACCTCTGATCTTCTGTTAAGGTCGGCCATTACTGCTAGTACTACTTTGTCGGTGGTCATCCCTCTTGCCCTCCATCTTGGGTGTGGGTATTGCCGAAAACAGTAAATCCTTCGTCATCGACATAATTTTCAGCATTTTTAGATGTGGTCCACGATTCCCATAGTCCGGCAATCGTGCCCTCATCACAACTCACCCAAGCGCCATCGTTATAATAGTATTGTTCATTCTTCGGAGGATAATATCCCTTTTGACCTGGAAAGTATGGACAGTTGTAATTTGGATCTGCTTTTTCTTTAAAAAGTGGCTTAAAGTTTCCCATTTGTGTTTGATTTTAAGTGGTTGTATTTGGTTAATCTCTCTTGTATCGATTTTAAAATCTCGTTACCTGTGCCCGTTGGGTTGTAGTTGTTGTAAGCGTGTATTATACCCCAACATCTTTGCACCATCTCAACAAGCTCCGCATTCTGCTCAATAAGTTCCTTTACTTTTGGGAGTACTTGCGGTGCAATTGATGAACCCAAAGGCACCCCCAATGCTCTACCTATTCCTTGCAAATCAAGTTCGCTATGTACTTTCATCATGGATTCTTTCCAGTCGGTAAGCCTATCGTAATCCGCAGATGTTACCCCTGTATCGAAGTACTTGCCAGCTATTTTTCCGTAAAGTTTTCCTTTGTAGTTCATGGCTTAACCTCCTTTCTTGCTTTTAGCATAGCGTCGGCAATTTTATATGATTCCCTTGCTAATTCATTGTAATCTGAATAGCTTCTACCATTTTCACAGTATCTAGAACGAGTTAATTGAGCCTGCATTGCCAATCCTGCGAAGTGGTCACGCAATCTTGATTCTTCGTTTTTGTTGTTAAACTTCTCGAATATGAGATTATGCTCTTCAATCCTTTCATTGAAATCATCACTAAACATTTTCCACCTCCTTTCCATCAATAGGTAGGGCGAGGGATCGGTCGATTAAGCCGAACACGTCGAAGTGGTGTTCGCATAGCCACTCGAATAACCAATACATAAGTTCATCTACACCCACATAAACTGAAATACTAACCCATTTTGTGGCATCCTCTAGGCTGTCAAATCCTTCTGGTAGTTTTTTCAATGCTAATTCCCCTAGTTCATATATCGGTGTGAATTTACTTCCATTATGCTCTATTGGTTTTGTAAGAGAGGATAGAGGTCTTAGTAGGATGTTACACTGATCACTTAGGGGAAATTCATCCATAGCATCATCTTCCGACTTTACGATCAGACGAAATTCATCTTCTCCGTTATGCTTCCGAATTGTGCGATACGGCATTATACCTATTAGAGTGTAATCTACTCCATTGCGCACCTTAAGCCCATACGCCAAATACGGCGCGAGTTCCTTTATTGTTAATCTTTCCATTTGGTTGTGGGTTATTTGACAGGATGGTTTCTGTGAGCATCACGCTCTTTCATTTCCCAATCGTAGTCAAGTAAATAATTGTGTGAATTGCCTTTAAGGTTGTATTTCTCTTTGCTGAATGAAACCTTTACAAAGTGCCTAAGTACTGCGTTCCTTGATCGGTTGTAATCGCAACGATGGATTACAGTTTCGTCTAGTCGATAAATACTGTTTGGCTTACATTTAAGAGTTTCGGAATGATAGAATAATCTATTCATTTGGTCGATACTCTTTTCGTGGTCTTGGACTAACTCAAATTGACCTGTCACGTATTCAGTAGGAATACAGTCGCACCAAATGTAATTGATGTCATCAGTCATAAAACCGTCACAGTGCCAGCCTGCACGATTAAGGTTTTCACCGCTTGAAACGTAAAGGCATTTAGCTGTTAGATAGATGTAGTGGCTATCGTATACTGTTATTGAACGTCCACATATATTATGAAAAAAGTCGTTGCAACATTTTATGACAACATCCTCTAAAGGCTTTAATTGCTCTGGGAGTATAAAATCAACAGCACCCCCTTTCAATTTTACAGGCAAATACTGATAGAAATACATTTCAGAATTATCGATAATAACACCTGATGCTATTTCGATAGGTTCACTTCCGTAGATTTTCATGGTAGTAGTTCAAAAATGTGCATACCCAAGTCCATGCCTACGTGAATATCAGCACGACCTATAAAATCCAGTTTAGTGACACCTCCACATTCAAACTTTTGTCCTGTTTTATAAAGTCTGAAATGACGTTCAACCAAAGGGGCGTCCAAATCAACTATTGCCCAAATAGCAACAAAACCTTCCTGATTCTCTCCTTTGATAATCTTTGCCCCGTAAGGCATTTCTATTGTTGATTCCTCTTTCATTGGGAGGATAAATTTGTGTATTGCTTTCATTCTTCTTATCGTTAAGGGTTTAACTAGCAACTTTAGCTAGGTAATCGATTCTTATTTGTTCTGCGGAGCGGTGGTCAGTAACCGGCACCATGATAGTCAGCTTAGCGTCTATTTGTACGGGACGTACTGGTACTTCCATCGCGGATGTTATCACCCGCTCTCCACCACGAAGCTTGACATGACCTTTCTGCATGCCAGAGGTGTGCTCATGGAGCATCTTTCTCTTTCCAAGTGGTGATCCAATCAT